CAAAAGACTTAGACAACATTTCTTTGATAATAAACCAACATTTAAGACTCTTCGAGATAGAGCTATCAAGGCAGCAGAGAAAAAATGGTTGAAGGGATTGGATGGTCGAAGACTTTTAATAAGAACACAACACGCTGCTCTTAATACCTTACTGCAAGGTGGTGGAGCAATCGTAATGAAGCGAGCATTAGCCATGTTACATTCTTTAATTAAGTTACAAACCCTAGACGCACACTTCGTTGCCAACATACATGATGAATGGCAGATGGAAGTTAGGGAAGATATTGCAGATTTCGTAGGTCAGTTAGCTGTTGATTGTATACAGACGGCAGGTAACTATTATAATCTTCGCTGTCCTATGGATGGTGAATACAAAGTAGGAGACAACTGGAGTGAAACTCATTAATAATAAAACGTGTTATCTTTGTAACCAAACTAAAAATGTTAGCGAGTATCATAAAGATTCTAGCCAACAAGATGGTTTACAATCACGATGTAAAGAATGTAGAAAAGATATAGAGTATGAAGGACATTCTAAAAGAATGTATGTTAATGGTAAATATGTTTCTAGAAAACATCCTTTATATAAAGCAGGGAGGTTTAAAACTTTTGAAGGTGCAGCCTTTGCTTCTTTAGAAGGTTATGCTAACACACCAGAAGGATATGTTTACATTATTAATAATCCCTGTTGGGATGGTTGGGTAAAGGTTGGCATGGCAATAGATGCTGAAGATAGATGCAAACAATATCAAACAAGTAGTCCTTATAGAGATTATAAGTTGTGTTACCTTAAACATTTTGAAGATAGAAAAATTGCAGAACAGTCAGCACATAAAGAACTTAAAAAAATTACAGACACCTATCACGGAGAATGGTTTAAAACATCTGTAAAGGAAGCTAAGAAAACTATAGAGGCATTATGAAAAAACTAAATACATTAGTAGACGATATCTATAAAAAGTTGTCAGGACTTGGCGAGGGTAAATCACTTAAACTATCTGATGAAGTGATAGATCAGTTTGGCGAGGACATGAAAGAGGTACTGCGTCACTGGTCTAATCCTAGACCTAGAGACAAGGAAACTTTAAGGATGTCTAACATAGGTAGACCTAATAGACAGCTTTGGTTTGACATGAAGACAGAAGCACAAGCACAACCAATACCACCTGCTACCTTCATTAAGTTTCTTTATGGACACATGCTTGAAGAAGTTATACTTCTATTAGTTAAACTAGCAGGACATAAGGTAACAGATGAACAGAAAGAAGTAAAGGTTAAAGGAGTACAAGGACACATGGACTGTGTTATTGATGGGGAAGTAATAGATATTAAGACTGCCTCTGGTTTTGCCTTTAAGAAATTCAGGGATGGTACACTAAGAGAAGACGATACCTTTGGTTATCTTGCTCAACTGGCAGGATATGAAGCAGGTCATGGTACTTCTGGTGGTGGTTTCTTAGCTATGAATAAAGAAAGTGGAGAATTAGCACTTTATCTTCCAGAAGAACTTGACAAACCTAACATAGAGACTAAAATAAGTAAGGTCAAGAAGTCTTTAAAAGACGAGACACCTCCTGAATTATGTTACCAACCCATACCTGATGGTGTGTCAGGTAACATGAAGCTCCCTCGTGGTTGTACGTACTGCCGACATAAGATAGAGTGTCATAAAGATTCTAATAATGGTAAAGGACTTAGAGTGTTTCAATATGCTAAAGGTCTTTCATATTTAACAAGGGTTGTTAAGCAACCTAAAGTACAGGAAATTACACATGCATTCAAGAAAAGCAAAGCGAATAAGAAGACACGCAAATCAACTGGTGTCTGAATGGTTAAAGACTATGTTGACAGATGAAGAAGCTAAGAAACTTAACTCTAAGAACATGGATAAATACATGCCAGAGCAAACTCACTTCTTTGCTAATCGCAGTCTTCATATATCTGCTTATACTCCTCGTTGGTTTCAACAAAGAATTAAACGAATTGTCAGAAAGAATAAGAAAGCTATCGAAGACATTACCCTACAGGAAATAGAAAATGCCTGAAGAAAAACCTCTCCATGAAATAGGATTAGAAGAACTTATACTAGTTACAGGTAGTTTTATTTTTTCAGGGAATAAATTAGAAGACGTAGACACAGATGTTATTATGAAGTTGATGGAGTTAGCTGATGATGAATTAGAATATCGTGCAACTGGAATACCAAAAGATATACAGATACATTAAGGAGAACAATGGAATATAAATTTAAAGAAGACGAATACTTAATTGAATCTCAGGAGTATATTGATGCAACTTATGAGGAGCACTATGCTCAGAATAAGTATCAAGCAACTGATGTTATTATTGATGCAGGTCATGGGTTAGGTTTTTGTTTGGGAAATATTTTTAAATATGCTAAACGATATGGATTGAAGAATGGTTATTCTCGTAGTGATCTATTAAAGATTTTACATTACACCATCATAGCATTGTATGTACACGATAGGGAGATTGGAAATGTTGATTGATAAAGTAGGAAACAAATCATACTTAGGTATTGAAATTAATTATGATAAGGAGTCTAAGCTAGATAAGTTTAGTTTAGATACATTAAAAGATAGATATTTATGGGAGAAAGAAAGTCATGCTCAAGAAGCTTTTGCAAGGGCTAGTGTATTTGGAGCAACGTATAAAGGAGAAACTGATTTTGATCTTGCCCAAAGACTCTATCAGTATTCATCTGATTGTTGGTTTATGTTTAGTACCCCTATACTATCTAACGGAGGAACGACTCGTGGTTTACCTATTAGCTGCTTTCTCAATTACGTACCTGATAGTAGGCGTGGTTTATCTGATCATTATGATGAGAACATATGGTTGGCAAGTTCGGGTGGAGGTATCGGTGGATATTGGGGAGATGTTCGCAGTAATGGTATTGCAACTAGGCATGGTTCTCGTTCTACTGGATCAATTCCGTTCATGCACGTAGTAGATTCTGAGATGTTAGCCTTCAATCAAGGCATCACCAGACGAGGAAGCTATGCAGCCTACTCAGATATAGACCATCCAGAGATTGAAGAGTTTATCAACATGCGTAGGGAATCTGGTGGTGATATAAATAGGAAGTGTTTAAACATTCACAATGCAGTTAATATAACTGATGAATTTTTAACGGCTGTCCGTACAGGCGAAGAGTGGCGATTGATTGATCCTAAATCAGGAGAAGCAGTTAAAACAGTTAGTGCTAGAGATTTATGGTGGCAACTATTAAATGCCAGAGCCGAGACAGGTGAACCCTATATGATTAACATTGATAGGTGTAATGAGGCTTTACCACAAGAACAAAAAGATTTAGGCTTAAAAATTAATCAAAGTAATTTATGTTCTGAAATAGTATTACCTACTAATGAAGAACGAACTGCTGTGTGTTGTTTATCTAGTGTCAACTTAGAACATTTTGACAAGTGGAAGAAGGATGAACAATTCATAGACGATTTAATAACTATGCTCGATAATGTGTTAGAACATTTTATCGAAGCGATTGTAGATACTTCAGGACTAGGTGGATACAATGCAAACTTTAAGAGGTTTAAAAATTATGTTAGAAAAGAAAAAGAAGGAATGGTCAAAGCTGCTTATTCGGCTTACCGAGAGAGGTCGTTGGGGCTTGGAGCGATGGGCTTTCATGCTTATCTCCAAAATAAAAAACTTCCGTTCCAAGGCCTACAGTCAACTAGTAATAACCATGTCATGTTTTCGCACATCAAAAGAAAAGCTACGAAAGCTACCAAGAGACTTGGCGAAGAACGTGGCGAAGCTCCTGATGTACATGGTAGCAATCAGCGTAATGCTCATTTGTTGGCTATCGCTCCTAATGCCAGTAGTAGTATTATATGTGGTGGAACTTCCCCTAGTATTGAACCATTTCGTGCTAACTCGTTTACGCACAAGACGCTCTCAGGCAGCTACCAAGTCAAAAACAAATACTTAGAAAAGTTACTGAAGAAAAAAGGACTTAACGTAGAAGAAAGGGAAAAGGTATGGAAAGATATAACAGGTGCTAATGGTTCTGTGCAACACCTAACTATCCTGGATGATGATGAGAAGGAGATATTTAAAACTGCTCCAGAGATCAATCAGATATACCTAGTGGAACATGCACACATGCGACAAGAATATATTTGTCAGAGTCAAAGTGTTAATC